GAAGTAGGAGCTTTTTTACCCTGTCTTAAATATTCAGTATTTGTTTTAATATATTTTGTCGGTATACCACCATCACTTACCATCATATTTTTAGCAGCAGGGATTGGAGAACCTGCCTCAATACGGCCGAGGTTATTCTCTAAAAACACATATGAACCGTTATAATCCTTGTTAACTTTTCTTTTAGTTGTCGGTACTAATATAATTTTAGCACCATAGGTAAAATCATCCTTAGTATTGGATATAGCAGCAAAAAGAGCTGAATCGTTATAAAAGGCAAAACTTCTTTTATTAGCTGATATATTTTTCTCTGAGCCTTTTAGTTTACCCTGATTGCTAAATCCGCTTTCAAAGGCAGCATATGCTCCAAGTTTTATATTTAAATCCGATACCACTGGCAACGGATCACCGGCTAACGCCGTGCTACTTGCAAGTAGACCTGCTAATAAAACAACTGATGCTTTTTTTATTACCATATCTTTCCTCTTATATTTATTACTCTTAATTCTCTAAAAATACCCGCAGATTATAACATACAATCCCTTACCTCTAAACTAAAAAAGCACAAGAAAATCAAGATTAAAAAGGAGTGTGTTATAATTATTTTAAGTAAAGGAAATAGTTAACGCATATGAAGCGTAAGTCCGATCATATAAATTCGTCTCTGCTTGATCCTGCTTTAATGTCTACATTCGAGCAGAGTTACTTGGATGAATTATTTAAAGTACAGGAGCAAGTAGCAAATAGCGAGGGCTCTTTATATGAATTCTTTAAATCGAGCTGGCCTTATATTGAGGGTAATATGCCTTATGTTGATAGCTGGCATATAGAGGCAATAGCCGAACATTTAGAGGCAGTATATAAGAGACAAATAAAGAAGCTGATTATTAACGTTCCTCCTCGCAGCGGAAAAACCAATTTAATATCGGTAGCTTTTCCTGCGTGGGTGTGGATACATAACCCTAGTGAGCGGTTTTTAACTGTATCCTGCGTTAATTCCTTAAGCCTTGAGCATGCACAGAAAAACAGAGCTTTACTCGAAAGCAACTGGTATCAGGATAACTGGGGGTATAGATTTCCTCTTTTAAAAGACCAGAACGTTAAAAGCTTTTTCCAGAATACAAAAACAGGATACCGGCAATCAACAAGTGTAGTATCTAAAACTGTCGGTAAAGGCGGTTCAATTATTATCATTGATGACCCTAACGACCCGGGTGATCTCTCTGAAATCAAACGTGAGAACGTAATTAACTGGTGGACGCAAAGAATGTCTACCCGTTCAAATAACCCGGCTAATGACTGCCGAATAGTTGTCCAGCAAAGAACACACGAGAACGATTTAACCGGTTATATCAGAAAGAATGACAGCGATAGCGACTGGGTAGAGTTAGTGCTACCACTGGAATTTGAGGAAAAACGGAAGTGTATAACAGTTCCACTTGGTATAGATCAGGTTATTTGGGAAGACCCAAGAAATAAAGAAGGAGAGGTACTTAATGACTTACGTTTTGGCGAGAAGCAGGTAAGTGAATTAAAAAAGTTACTCGGCTCTTATGGATATGCAGGGCAATGCCAGCAAAGACCATCTCCAATTGGCGGAGGAATACTTAAGAAAAAATGGTTTAAGCTCTGGGGCAGTCCGATTAAACCTAAATTTGATTATATATTGCAGAGCTGGGATACGGCAATTTCCGATGAACCGAGCGCTGCATATTCTGCTTGCAGCACCTGGGGAGTATGGGGCGAAAAATCCGAGGATGAGTTATTTAGGATGATGTTGCTCTCTAGTTGGCGTGACCGCGTAGGATACCCAGACCTTCGAGCTAGAGCGCAGCGCTTAGCCCGAGATTATAAGGATACCGGCGAGCATAAAAACCCAATGCCTGCTCAAAGACCTGTTGATTGTTGTTTAATAGAAGCCAAGGCAACGGGCGATCCGTTAATACGTGATCTAAGGCTCGGAGGGATTCCTGCTAGAGGATATTCGCCAAAAGGCGATAAGAATGCAAGAGTACAGAGAGCAGCGCCGTTTATTGAATGCGGGCTTGTATACTTACCTACTGAAGAGAAAAACCCTGAAAGGCTAACTCCGTTTGCCGAAGAGTTTTTAGAAACAGTGATAACTTTTCCAAACGGAGAGTCAAAAGACCTTGTTGACTCAATGACACAGGCAATTTTGTACCTCCGAGACTTTGATGCTTTAACCCATACAAGCGATGTTAAGGAAGATGAAACCATTACTAAACGCAAGAAATTATACTAATGGAAACAAGAAGGAAGCAAAAAGGAAAGACTAATCTTGATTTATTGGCATCCCAGAATCTTGAGCCTGAATTTCTAAATTTGACTCAAGAAATGCCTTTAGATGAACCGGTTTTACCGGAAGCACTAGAAGGGCCGCCCATTTCCTTAGAAGATCAAATCTTATCACGTATAGATAGTAAGGGCAAGGAATTAGCCCCTGCTCCTATTCCTTTTAATAGTAATTTTGCCGATGATATACCGGAAAGCGTCAGAGATAAAATTGCTGCTTACTTGGAAGAGGTAACGGCAAAAGATACAAAAAACCGTGCGCCCTGGCTTGATATAATTGAAAAGGCTAAAACCTTACTTGGCTTTAAAATTGAGGAAATACAAGACCCCAATAATGTCAAATCTAATTCTTCTACCTGCAACGCTGCGCAAGTTAAGACTTACGACACAACTTTCTCTAGCAGCGTGCTCCGGCTCTGGGCAACGCTTCGCTCCGAATTACTCCCTGCAAGCGGTCCTGTAGGGTTTAGGACTGATGTTAGTGTGAGCGAAGATTACGAATTAAAAGGCGAGATGGTCAGGGATGCTTTAAATGATTACTTAACAGTAGAAGATAAGGGATTTTATCCTGATTACGATCGGTTCTTATTGTACTTAATTTTATATGGATGTGTATTTCGTAAAATCTACTATGACCCGATTACAGGCAAACCCTTAAGTAGGTTTATCATGCCTGAGGACTTTTTATTTGATAATAACTGCTCAAGTATTACCGAATCAAATCGTCTAACTCATATAAGGTATCTCTCTAAAAGAGAAATCCTTTTTAACATGCAGAGCGGGATATTTTCAAAAGTTGATCTTGATTACCTAGATAGCGTAGGGAGCAGCGACAGCAAAGAAGCAACGGACGATTTGAAACCAAAACAGGTAGACCCAACAAATTCCCGTTTTCCTTTTTATGAGACGCACGAATATCTGGTTTTGAATGATTTTTTTGACAATAACAATACATCTGAGGACTATAGTATACCATTACCTTATGTTATTACCAGATGCGGCAGCAGTAATCAGATCGTATCACTTACGCCAAACTGGAATGAAAATGATCCAACCAAAACAAGGATAAGCTGCTTTATTCATTATAATTTATTCCCCGGGTTTGATGTTTTTGGACTGGGCCTTGCTCAAATACTTGGCTCTAATTCAAAGAGCTTAACTTCCATGCAGCAAATGGCGATTGATGCAGCTATTTTCCAGAATTTCCCGGGAGGGATGAAGTCCAAGGGCATAAAGACTACCAATAATGATTTAACGATATTACCGGGGCAATTCGTAACTGTTGAAACGGGTAATTTGTCTCTTCGTGATTCAATTATGCCACTTCCTTATAATGGGCCGTCACCTGCTTTGCTTGAATATATTAACCGGATAACTGCCCAGATGCAGGAGCTGGCATCTACGACGGAAGCAGGACTAGCTGAAAATAATCAGAATACGCCTGTCGGTACTACTATTGCTTTGCTTGAAGTATCCAATCGGATGCAATCGGCAATAATGAGAACTGTTCATAGTAGTTTTAGCGCCGAGCTACAACTCTTTTATAAAATGTTCAACTTAAGCACGATACCGTCAAGCAATGAGAGTTTGAAGGTCATACCGGTATCAGATCCTTCGCTTGAATCTTCTACGCAGAGAATAATCAAGGCAGAGAGTATTTTAAAGTTAGCTAGCAGCAATCCGCAGCTACATAACATGAGAGAGGTATATTTAAAAGTATATCAGTCCCTTGGGATCAAGGACATTGATAAGATACTACTGCCAGAAGCACCGCCGGAGCAGCAGCAGGAACAACCTATAGACCCAGCCCTGCAGGTTCAGATTGCCGATATAGAGCAACGACGACTTGAAGTAGAGTCCAAGGAACGCCTGGCGCATTTAAATATTGAAGCTGACGGCTATAAGACGCAAATGAATATTGAACTTGATAAGGCGAAGCTTGCGCAAGAGAAATATTTAGCCGAGTTAAAAGTTAGTGAACAACAACAACTTGCCGAGCAGAAATATCAAATTGAACTTTTAAAGCTACAGCTAAACGAGAAGGAAAAAGTAATAGATACGCTAGCCAAAGAACAGGAAATAAATACTAAAAATGAGCTTGAATTACTAAAACTGGAATACAAAGCAAAGGAAGCTGAGTTAAAGGCACAAGTAGAAGCGCTACGGTCACAAATTTCAACCATACCAAAAAATGAAGAGGTTATTTATGAATAGGCAAAAAAGAGAGTTCGCGTTGCGCAAAATACAAGAGAGAGCTAAAGAACAAGATATAGCCTGCAATAAATATGCAGCAGGCGGCGCTGCTAAAGTTAGACAAGGGGTAGCTACCAAAAGCGGGGCGATAATAACTCCGGCTAGAAACAAAGGGAGGAGCAGGAAATGACTAGCATTAATCACAATATCATCAAGCCCAGATCTTTTACTCCTGGGGTCGTAGAAAAAATTACGGCCGAGATTGAGAGATACAAGAGCATTCTATGTAATCCGGCATCAATTTCTACGCTGGAGGATTACAAGTATCATGTTGGGGTAATTGCCGGTCTTGATCTAGCCCTTGAACTTTTTAACAGGCATATAACAGAGGTAAATAATGATGACTAACTATGAAATATCAGAAGAAGGGACCAATCAGTACATAAATGATGCCCTTGTTAATTATAAATCCAAACATTTTGAAACTACAGGTATTGATCTGAGTACTTTTAATAAGGAAGAAATGATAGCAAGGTTTAAAAATGTAACCGTTACCGGGATCAATGTATTAATTCTCATTTACAAACCACCGGTGGAAAAAGTTACGCCCGGGGGTCTGATCATTCCTGAAACATCAGTACAGGATGACCTCGAATATAACTCAATGGTTGGAATGGTATTAAAACTTGGTCCTGACAGCTATACAGGTGATCAGTTCCCAAGCGGTGTTTATGTAAAAGTAGGCGATTGGGTTATATTTCCTCGAGGTTCATCTCTGCAATCCAAATACGAGGGTGAACCAATTATAATAGTAGAAGATTTTAAGATCAAGCTACTTGTCGATAATCCATCAAAAGTATCGAGGTAATAATATGTTTAAAGTAGATATTGAAAATACAAGCGACATAAATGCCGCTATTCCGCCTTTAAAAGAGGTTAATGAAAATAAAGATTCAAAGGAAGAAGCCAGCGAGGCAGAAGTAGAAATCAAAGACTTGGAGCAAGGGTCGCAAGTTTTAGATAGCAACGATGATAAAACCGATATTCCTGCAGATGTTCTGGGAAAAGAAGAAAAACCTACTCCCACATCTAAGCCTGAAAAAGATAAGGAAAAATACTGGTCTAAGCTAAAGAAAGAACGAGCAGAAAAAGCTGCAATGGCCGAGCAGTTGGAACAATTAACGCAGGAAAAACTGCAAATGGAGCAAATGCTTGCGTCTGCTATCAATAGCGGCTCTACCCATTATAAGAACAATGTAGCAAGCGAACTTGAAATGGCCCAAGCACGACTCCAATTAGCCTTAGAGAGTGGGGATGCTGCCTCTGTAGCTCGTGCTACTGCCGATATTTCAAAGGCAACTCATGCTTTAAATGAAGCCTCTCGAATAGCTGATTTTCCTAAAAATCACCATTCCGAAGAAGAATTAAGTAAAATTAGAGCAAGAGAATATGAAGATAGATTATATAGCTGGCTTGATAGTAACCCCGAAGTAGATAGAAACGCCTCCGAGTATGATGAGAAGCTAGCGGCATCAGTATTATCCTTTATTAAAAAGCTGGATCGTAAATACCAGACTGGAGGAAAGGAACATCTAATAGGCGGAAGTAGTTACTACAGCATGATTGATGAGTATATCGATAATTTAAAGGCGCAGGATAGTTCTAATGCAAATATGCCGGGAAAACATTTTGGCGCTGTTCGCAGTCGCGCGCCCCGAGAATCAATACCCGATCCAAAAACAAGGGAATTAAGCGAGAAAGAGAAAAAGGCGGCTCTTGCTTTTGGTATGTCTTACGAGAGATATCGTGAGCTTCTTGAGAAACATAATAAGGAAATGAGGTTAAAAAATGGCAATTAAATATAAACAGGATAAAAATAATGAGTTTAAATCCGTAGATAGAGATATCAGGGAGCATAGCCTGGAGAATAATAATTTTGATTTGATGTTTACCGATTCAACCTGTCCTTTTAAGTCTCTGATTGATGAAATCAAGCAACCGGGTGAAGAATATTACTTTGCTTATAATAATCCTGAGCGCATTAACAGGTTACTAGCAAAGAAGTGGTATGTCGTATCTCCCGAGCGCCTGCAGAATAAAAGAACTTACAGGAAAGATTTGCGGGATGAGTCGGACTCTATTACTACCGGGGATACTATTGTCTTAGCAAGAGATGAACGCTACGGGCTTAAAGAGCAGCAATATTATGAACAAAAGGCCGAGAAAGTAATGATTGATACCTTGCAGAAAATACAGACCGACATTTATAATCCGCTCATGCCGTTCTCTGAAAAAGGTTATTCCGGTAGAAATAGTATGAGAATGTAAAATATGTCATATTCTAAAATCACATTAAATAGCGATATTAAACTATCCTGGTCTTATCCAAGAACGGAAGGAGAAATTGTTAGCGATATTAATGATGTGATTTCTGAGGATGATGCATATACCATTACTTTGCCGCCGGCAAATACGACGGAAACCGGTACTAGCTTATTGTTTAATAATATCGGCAGTTACGATTTTACCATTCTAAGTAATGATGGAGAACCTATAGGAACTGTGATGATTCCCGGGGAGGTTAGGCAAATATATATAACCGAGAATTTAACTGCTGGTGGAGTTTGGGGAGTAATACCTTTTGGAGGAGGAACTAGTGGTATTATTACTTTTTCGGCGGAAACATTAAATAATTCGTTAAATATTACCAATTCAACTATTACGCCGCCTTCAGGGAATATAAAGTTTGCCGTATCTGATTCGTTAAATAATTTAAATAATCTAACTACTCAGGTACAAAACGGGTTTTTAGTAATCACCGGCAATACTCCGCTTTCCTACGTTACAAGAAAGATAGGAGGCGGCACCAATATAAATGTACAAAGCGGTGAGGGAGAGACAAATGACGTAATTATTAGTTTAGCCGATTCTCTAGTCGGATTATCCAGTATTAATGTAGGTAATCTCTTAATCTCGGTAAATACCATTACTACGGCAAGCGG